CCTCACCTAATGGAGTGACGTCCAAATGTCTCCTCGGCATCTCGTTACCACACACCTGATACGAAAGCATATCTTCATACTCAGGGTATTCACAAAACACGTCATAGGTTTCTATCGGACGCCCATCAAATCGGGCGATTTTCCTTTCCAACTCTCTTTGGATAGGTGCAGCCAAGCGCGGGATTTCCGCAGCGCGTGAGTCGGCTAGGTGGGCCGCAAGGCCAAGGTTGGGCTCGCAAACTGGAAAACGTTTCTCAGGCCTCAATGCATATACATCTATCCTGTGTTGGTTAAACCATCGTTCCCAGTTTTTGAACCCTGTAACCCCGGCTGTTAGCTTGCCGACCAACTCCACCAGCGAGGTCAGTATGGGGTGTCCCGGCTGCATGTAATACATGCTGAGAGCTGATACCCTGAGCAAGAACATCCTCTTACCCCACCTAAGGGGTCGAGATGTCTTGATCCAGAGTGATCTTATTGCTCTCAACACGTTGACAACACAACCGTCAACCGTCCACACCTTTCTGAGGAAATCAACACATCCATCTCCAGCACCTTTGCTAGACAGACTAAAAGATAACCCCATCCTCCCGATGAAACTTGGGTTAGCAACGGCAACAGGCATCACGCCATCATCCCCCTCAACCACGAAGGACAACTGACTAGCATCCTGCCACCACTCCTCAAGTCCTCTATACTTATGCCCACACTTCTCCCAGTGTCCACTGAGAATCAAACAAATGTTCACGAGCCCGTTGCCCATGGATGTCCAGTAGTCCCCCGACAATCGTGCCAGGTGACAAAAACTGAAAAATCTTGTTTTTATACGCCTCTCTTTCGCCCACACCTGGGCGAAAAGCGCAGAAGTGTTGTGCATTCCCATCCTCTGTAGAACTGCACACACCAGCATCTTCTCAGGTTCTCTCACACTCTTTACCTGCGCCTTCTCGAAAGACGAGTAATCTGTGCTGCAATGTTCCCCATCGAATATCTGCCGGAGCTTCGCATATACTTCTTGATTAGTCAAGTGTTTAATTTGCCATCTCTTCAAAATATCACATCCGTAAACCATTTCCTGAACCACCAACACGGGTGCTAAAAGGTAACAGTAAACTTCCGCCATAGGGTAAATACCCCGTGCTCTCCCAAGCCACGATTTGAAATTTGACTCATTTTTGACGAAGAAGCCCTTCTCCTTCCACTTGTTGCTAAACCAGCCTAACTCACTGTCCTCAAAATGCTCGACTAAGCCTGTCACATAAGCAACAGGCTTTTTCAAAAGCTTAACGAGAACCGCCACGCCATTGTCCCGCTCCTTGACGTGTTTGTCGTCTATAGCGAGTTCCACTTGTTTCACTATTTTATCTACTACGAACTTCGATACATGAGTGAATATTCTCTGCCCAGAGTTGTCAACAGGATTACGAGCCAAAACCCTGTCAACACAAGCGGAAACTTGTGATAGGGGGTCGTTTCCCCCTACCATGCCGGCACCGAGTACGTGCCCGGAACTGCTAAAAACCACGAGGCCTAATCGTGATAATTGTGTGTATTCGATCAGCTTGGGTATTGTCGTATTGATTCTATTGAATCTCAACTTCAAACGTTTCTCATCAGAGACTAGCTCTTTCCCTTCGAGGGATACCAGGTTTTGGCCTCCTGGTGTGGAGTAAAGTTCTAACCAAGCTGTTTCGCGTGCTAATGCAATTCCGGGCACATCTCATGTGGCACTGTTGTACAGCCCGGTGGAGGGATCGTGCATCAAACCCTGTGCGAGGACCCGATGGGCCCAACACAACTTGAGAAATAGCACGGTGTCCGCTATCGTATCGGACCCCTGCACCTCGTTGACTGTGATGTCTCTGGAGACGCGTGCGCAGTGTATTCCAAGGTCTTTAGGAGACCCCACTGCCATCGCTTCACCATACACATTAGCCAACTTTGTGAACCCTGGACGGACAGAGATCGTTTGGGCAAGCGTAGGCCGACCCAATTTCACCATGTCCTCCAGCGTCGGGCCCCTAGACCAGCCGAAACCAAGCAGCTGCCTAAAGGGCCCAAAAGTCCACACGCTGTAACCAACCCTGGCCAAACACAGTTCTACCTCCAATTCGAACCTTCCAGAATCAGCAAACAAATGAGTGCTTCTCTGGACATTGGGCCTAGTGTCACGGTCTTCAGTGTCAACATCTACATTTCTGTCAGTGACCCGCCACTCAACCCTAACGTGGGTGGGCCTCTTATAAGGACGCACTAGAAACACCACAGCGAGCCCAATGGCTCCCTTGATGAACCCAAGTGCGTAGATCATCACCATACCCATCAACGCCGTTGAGGGACCTAATGAACTGCGCTCATGATTCCTGCAAAGCTTGCGAACCTCCATTTCGAACTTTGCCGGAACATCCTCCATAGGGATGTAAACGTGGCCATTAAGCGGCACATCACTCCTACTATTGTCAGCGCCGTCGGTGAAGGTGCGAGCAGTACCACCGGAAGCAACATACTTGCCTCCACCCCTAGGGTTTTGGCGAAGGTTGCGGTGCCATCCGGTGTTAATATCTGCTCCACCCTGAGTAGACTCTGAGGAAGTGCTGGACTGCCAATCAGCCCCGCCATGCCTGCCGTCGCAATCGCCGCAAAAACCGGCAGAAGCGCCAGCATTATCGGCAGGGCCGTAGTGGTCCTTGCTCTCTCCTGCAAAAGTCTCCTCCTTGATCTCTTCATCTCCAGAAATGTGTTGTTCAGCACCTCCTCCTGCTCCCCCGCGCCCTCGTGGACCCATGTACATGCATAGTGCACGGGTGTCAGAGGGTTCTGGGGCCATTTGAGATGCGTCACCAGCGGCTCTGCTGCTATTAACAGCAGAGCCCTTGCCGAGTCCTTTGGTTTTACCCTTATCACTCGGTTGACCTCGGGACTTGCGTCCTTTTGGTCCACCACCGCGCTTTGAAGGAAAGTGACGAGGTTGTCCAGCCCCCTTGCCCTTACCTTTCCCAGCTACAGTGGGTTCTCCCTCACTTTTGGCGCTTGAGGGAAGTCGGGTTCCTGTTTTGGGTGCAGGTTCACCCTTTTTCATTGCTTTGTCGCCAACGCGTTAATACGTTAAGCTCGGCTACGTTAGGCCTTGCAACGCCTTGCATGTTTTGCATGCCGGGACACGCTCACGGGTAGTCCCTTTTCGGCGGAAGTGTGGTCTTCCGACCGTAGTTAGCGGTAGTCCTAGACTTTCCGACTCCGGATTTAATATCTGTAATGTGTCCCACCACTGCTTCCAGATTTAGCAGTGGCTACCCATCCTGGGAATGCGGGCCCACAACGTATGGGTCTCACCCCCGGTGGTGTCACTAACCGGGGGGTAATAAATCCAGGAAATAATGCCTGGTGGACCCCCCCCCCGCCC